TTTGAAAAGCGCTCATCCCCAACAAAGGTGTAACAACGGGATGGATCAGCTATTTAAAGACAAGACAAAAGTAAATTAACAGAAGAAAATATCCTTAAAGTCAATATACAAATATTTGAGGGAAGCGCACGCTTCAAGTCCTCTTGTTGCAAGTACGTTGCAACTTTCAACATCAAGTTTATTGATGGAGCGACAAAACATTGTGGCTAGTAACAGCGCGGGTATGGTAGAATTAGTTGTACTCACAAAAACCAGATTACGACCAGATTTGCAGACTGACCACAATTTCTTGTGGCACTCGGACCGGTGGTTCAAAAATCGGGTTCGTACCCATTCAGTGCTAGGCATACTGCCCTTGCCTGCCCCAGTTGGCCAACGCAAATCCATAACGCGTTCTGGCTCGCTCCTCTGCTTCCCAATGTTACCAACCAGGACTACGAAGTCCCTTTCCCTGGCAACATAATTGGCCTTGAGCACAACGTTCACATTGGGTACCAACTCTCCTTCCACTTGCATGAACTGTTCATTGGTGTCGTAATCTATATGGCCAAGCAGCTGTGGGTTCATCAAAAGGTCCAAGCTAACAGTAGCACCCTTGTAACCCTGAAAATTCCGCTGTTTATCAAAATGTCCTTCAATTTCGGCAATAGTAGGGAAACCGAAAGAGCGCACCCACGGAAACTTCTGTATTATTTTGGTTCTTAAAGCCCTACAGTCCTCAGGGTCGTGCATGTACAATTCTCTAAGCACATTCACACAATTAACAGCGAATGCCTCCCTCTCCCCAAGGTTCTTTGTGGAGACGTAGTGCATTTGTGCCCACAGACTTTCCAATTCAATTGGAGCGTCCCATACCAAGCCACCACGGTGCACAAATTTGCGCTTGAGAAAATCACACTCCTGAATGGGTCTAAAAGCTATGCTGGGCAACAGCTTATCAACTCCATCTGTTATGGTAACGCCAAAACTAGCCATGGCTTCCTTAATGCTATTTCCATTGAAGATGCTTGAAATGGCAGGCGAAACAGAAATGAGATTGTCGTCCCCATAAACTGCCAACCTGATGTACTTGTCAAACATATTCTGCAAACATGGCTCTTCAGGTTTGGCAATGGCCATAATGTGTTTATAGCAATACCTTACCAGAATCTCATTGAAAATTGAGTTGATAATCACAGTTAGAGGAAAACCAGATGGAATGCCGCACTGCACACGATATAAGGCCTTTTTACAAATCCCATACCGCGTTATACAGGCCATTAAGGTGTTTTTCCTTTGAGCACATAGTTCAGGACCCCCTTGGCATAGCTTGTTGATCATATCGGCTATAACCTCCATAATTTGCTTACTCATTATGCCATCAAACAAGGAGTAATCACAACACAAAATTTGATTCCCTACTTCCAATAAGTTATCTGCAATTCTTCCCCATTCTTGCGAGGCTGGATTCACCCCCACCTTGCATGGCAAATTTCCTCGATTCTTCATGATAAAGCGCACAAAATTGAGGTCTTGCATTCTGACAAATAAGTTGAAATGGAATGGAAGGATGGAGAAGAGGCGGGTTTTTGGCTTGACGTACACTTTCCTAGGTGCCACTTTTTCATCCTTGGGGCACTCAATGCAAATCAACTCAGGCACTTCAGTTTTTGCTGTCTCACGCAGGTCTTTCAAATTTTTAAGAACTTCCTCATCCACAATGGTAAAGCACCCAGGACTTCCTTCTAAAAAGCGCGCTTTCCCTTTTTCACCAGGTTTGCGACCCAAAACATAGGGGAATCCTTCAGAAGTATTCAAGACCAAACTTTCAAAGTAGTCTAGTCCCTCAATTCCATTAATGGCGTGGTCAAGTGAGACTTCGCCAAATTCAAAGCCAGCACTGCAGTCAAACCACGTCTCAACAATTTCATCTGCGGTTCTTTGCAACTTCTCCTCTTCCAATAAATTCATGGGTTGCGAGTACTTTTTCATCCCCTCAACATAAGGATCAAACCCTTCATGCACCGTGCCAATGAGTCGCTCATCACCCTTTGCCAAAATAGCTGGTATTTTGGTGCAGGGTATACCCAAGTCATACTCTTCTCCAAGTTTGAATAGATGCGTTTTTGCCGGTGAATGCACGAAAGTGCTTGGCTTTGCCTCGCCCACTAGAGAGTAACCATTTGTAGAAAAAGCGGGTGTCGTGAATATTTCAAAGTATTGACCCGCACTTTGAGGTTTTGCCCCTCGCGCAAAGCTGCGAAAGAAGCAAGCCTGTCCTCGTGAACCATCTCCTCCAACGTGCATGCCAACAATTTGCCACTTGCCAGCAATTTGCGCCACAATCATCGAGCCACAATCTCCTTCCATAGTCTCCCCTTCATAATAAATGTATTTCTTGATGGTTCGTTGATATTCAGTGCTTGCCAATTCCAGCGTTTGATCACAGGTTCTGGCATCAATAGAAGCGTAGAAGGGGGAGTATGATCCAGCCAGACCAACATATTTACAGCCCATCATTATGGCAGAAAAAGCACTTGGCAACACAGCTTCTGAATCCATACATATTAAATCCCATGTAGTAGCCTCAATCATTGGCAATTGCACACTTCGGTACACACAAAGCTCACTATCCTCCCACTCAATCACATTGCCTTTTTCCTTCCTGGTGTCTAGCACAAAATGGTACTCATGTGCTGAATGATACAGTATGCACTGAATTGGTCGTTTGTGCCTCACCAAAAAATGTCTGAACACCACAAATTGCTGATTGGGGAGCATGCACACCTGGATTTCATCAGTTCCTGCACGTAACATCGCAAGAGTGCGATCCACAATGGCACTATGGCTCTGTTCAAAATTAAATTGTGGTTTGGACCATGCTCTAGCCCGCATTGGTGCATTGCGAAATCTGTATTCGGACACATCCACGCGGTTTGGCCGAACACTTTGTGTTTGAGTAAATTCAGTCGCCATGCCAGTGGCGAAAGCTGTTCCTGCACCAAAGCTTTTAAAGATGGCGAGGCCTTGCCACAGGGCCATTCCAAAAACCCCAGTAAGCACAACGCCAACCAGCACTTTCATAGCCAAAGGCCACAAAGCCACCTCCTCTTCATAAATGGCACGCAAGGTGCTTTGCATTCGGCTCCAAGCCTCAGACCACCAACCTTTCTTTGGAGCACCTAGGAAAGAACCCATTTGATCCAGCGCAATGCGCTGCCATAGTGGTAAAGTGTTGATTTCAGTGCATAGGGTCCTTAGTGCGAGCTCAACCTGATCAGGTATCACCACGTACTCTGGTGTAAACACGCCACTGCGCGCAAACATGTGCAAATACAAGCATAAGCTCGTGGGCACATTTTTGTTTCTTTGCACTGTGCTGTAGAAGAATAAGGACATCCTATTTGTTGCACTTTGTGCGGCAGTTAGCTCCTTTCCGGAAAAAATTTTCCCTATGCAAGTAACGTCTTCACCGTCCCAAACGAAAGTGTTGCCATTTCTGTCGGTGGCATAGTGAGCTTTTCTTTCCCCTTCAATAGGTGGCACCTCAATGTTCATGGATTTGGCCACACAAATTGAAAGATCACTCAGAAACTTCTTGTTGATTTCTGCGCGCTGTTCCTCCCATGAGGTGGTCCCATAGGTGCTCTCGAGCATTTCCTGCTCTTTTTTCCCATGCACTTCGAACCCATTTAAACAAAACACAAAAAGATCTTCATATGTTTCGAACACTTGCTGGGTGAAATACACGTCATCCTTGTCGTTGTATCTGCGCAAATGGTACAATTGGTTCGCCGTTGGATTTCTTGGGTCAAAATTCATTCCTTCTCGATTAGTCACCTTGATGTACACGTGCCGCCTCCTTCTATAAGCGGCAAGATCATGTATCTTGGCATCAGCACTTGGCTCTTCATGGTTTTGTGTAAATACCATGAGAGGGCTATCAAACAACATGCCTTTCTCTTCTAATGAAGCCATGTTCAGTGGCATCTGACTGCTTGAAATCAAAGGAAAAAGTGTTTGTTCATCAGGTTCCATACCACTTCTCACAACAGCACCAAAATCATCGTAGTAAACTACGAATTGTCTCCTGTAGCCTGACCAGAAAGCATCAGCACAATTTCGTGAATACTTTTGCTCTTGTGGGTCAAGACCATAGTGCCTACAGAAATCAACCATGAGCTTGGTCGCCACAGTGGTTTTCCCACACCCTGCAACTCCCTGAAAGAAAATCGTGAATGGGGTTTTCCTGTCTCCAGGCTGCCCAAGCAGACTAGCGGTTTTATACAACTCTTCCAGTTTATCGCGTACGCCCTTGATCATAGT